AAACATGCTTAGACAGCTTGTCATATTTACACAATGCGATTAGGTCCTCCGCATGTGATAATGCATACACTATGTTCTGACTATTACTAGCACCTGCTGAGACCCACTTACTACGATACACAGTCTGTGGCGCCTCTATGAATAGTGCCGTTGTCGTCTCTTCATCAAACCCCTTGTTGAAGATATAGAGGAGGTAGTTAGCATACTCTTGCACTGCCTGCTCGTGCACATTACTCTGTAGTAGTGTAGCTAGTGCTAACCTGTCTTCAGTAGAGAGTGGCTCTGTTATACCATGGAAGTGGGCAGGCTCTAGACAGAAGAACCGTCTATCTGATGCCGACAGCTTAAGGCGGTAATTAGTAGAGCCAGTTATCCCTACAGACACACGCTGTGATGTAATCCCGCCCCCCTTCATGTTCAGCTTCCTATACGAGTTAGTGTTCTGCTGCTTGATGTTACCATAAGTCGCTTCCCACTCTTTGGGTGACTGCTGGGGCATATCCTCTAAGCTTAGTATCTTTGTACTTGGGACGATATCTCCCCAACCACTGGTAACCGTCTTCACATCGGCTGCTGTAGCGGCAGTGCCTAACAAGAGTGAGTACAGCTCTAATGTCGCCACACTCTTACCGGAGCCACCAAGCTCAGTAGCCAGGGCAGCTATCCACAATACCATAGTTGGTGATGCCTTCCCATATACTACTTGGGCAGAGTATGCAAGGTATAGAGGTAGGTAGTCCGGCCCTATAATACTATACAGTGTGCGGTATATGATATTACTATTGTCAAATGTAGAGCTTGGCTCTGCCATCTGTATATACTCTGTTGGTGTATACAGATTAATTGTATGCCTATCATACTTTGTATCCAGTATGTATGCCGGCTCATAGGGACTGTTGATAGTGTACACTATCGGAACGTTGTCATCCCATCCTATAGTACGTCCCTCCTCATTAACTATATCACGCTCTGGATGTAATGCCTGTGCTGCCTTCTGCTCTAAGAAGTAGCTATTACCATGTGGTATCGGGTTTTGTGTAAGCTTAGACACCTCTATATAGAAGATGCGATTGCGCTCTATAACCCTAAAGATGGGGCTCGTTGTGCCAGCCTGTGCATTGAGGTGGTCCTGAAAGCGAGTAACATCATTCTCATAGTCATAGCGGAAGATGCTCTCATGTCGTGGCAGTGATGGTAGTATGTTAAGGTCCAGGAGTTCACGAGAGCGGTTACTATTAGGCTCTCTCCCCCACATCCTAAGTAATTTGTCAAGTGTTGGGGTGGTGTGCTCATGGTAGTCTAATTCTGAGGTAGTGGTGAGCTTCACAGCCAGCTTATTAAATAGGTCATAACTGAGTGGGTAGCTGTCGATGGTGAGGTGACGCTTACTGTCTGGTTGGTACTCTGCCGGCATAACGCTCTTGAAGAAGGCATTCCACTGCTTACTTTTGTGTAGTTCATCAGCCAGAAACATCTTCACTACATTATACCGCTGTATATTGCTCGTAAGCCCTAACTCTGTGTGCTTATGAGTTGCTGATGGGAGGTGCGATGTATGCTCTATTATAGCGTCATAAAGGTCTAATGGAAGTGGTAATATGTCTCCCTTGTGAAGAGTGTTATAAGGGGAGAATGTATGGCCCTCGAATACTACTCCATACGTGAATACATCTATGGAGAGTTTATTAAGCTTTACTACACGATTGGGGATATGCTCTGCTTGCTCTTGGGTGATGCACAGGCGATTAATGATACACTAGATATGATAGGTGATGTAGGGGCCTTCACTCTTGAGGAGATAGGCCAAGTGCTTGGAGTCTCTAGAGAGCGTATACGACAGATAGAGCAGGCAGCGCTTAACAAGCTTAAGCATCCACGAGTGGGTAGAAGGTTGCAGGCATATCTAGCTACTGTAGTTATAGATGAGTCACAGAATAATTATGGTTACAGGTCCCACTAGTATATATTAAATTTAATTTAATTTTAAGATTAATTATGATATAATATATTATAAGAAAAGGAGATAGAGAATGAAAACTTTAGAAGATATTTATGGACCATATATAACAGAAGAGTTGGTTACATCACTCTTAACTGCTTCAGAGCTTGGTAAGCCTGCGAGTGTTAAGGCGGCCACCCACTTTGTATACCTAGATACATTAGATGTGAGGGCTAGAAATGCGGCTAAGGCCTCTGAGTTTTGGGATAAATTAGGTACTATGTGTAAAGATTGGCTTAATAGGAGAGTTATAACATTAACCCTACAAGGCCCACCTAACCAGATGATAATGCTATTTAATCGTACCGAGTTTATAGAGAATACAACTCTATACATTGTCAACAATGCCAGCTGTTATGCAAAGGCAATAGAAGAGATTGCAATTAAAGAAGATATGACACAACGCCAAGTCGACGACATAGTTTATATACAAAATGGAAAGACTTACAAGAAAATGTTTTTAAAGAGTAAAGATTACAAAGTATTGACATCATACGACATGGTTAAGCTTAATGAGCTTATATTACAACATTTTAATGTGGAGGCACAATAATGCAAATATTTGTAGTAGACCCTAACCCAGCTAAATGTGCTCAATATTTAGACGATAAACGCGTAGTTAAAATGGTGCTAGAAACTTGCCAGTTGTTAAACAATGCAACAGCTATACTTCATAAAGTCCCTGGTGGTGCTATACCTTATAAGCTTACTCACATGCACCACCCTTGCACACTATGGGCTGCTGAGTGTCAAGCTAACTATGACTGGCTAGTTGAATACTTTGACTTTCTATGTTATGAGTATGAGCTGAGATACCAACGAGAGCACAAGTGTAGGCAGTATTTAGCTAACTTCCAAGAGTATACAGACTTTTATGTACTAAATATGGCAGATGAAATAGAGTTCGTCAACTGTACAACAAATCATAAGCACATAGATAATGTGTTTGAGACATACAAAGCGGAGCTCAATCTTAAATGGGCCAACGATATACGAACACCTACATGGTATGGAGTAGCAAGATGAGAGTTTATACACAAGAAGACGTTAATAACTTCAAAGTTATTAACAACATTAAACAGTGCCCCATAGGAGATTATTCAAATATTGGTAGCTTTGGTAAGAACTGTAGCTTTGGTGAGTACTGTAGCTTTGGTAAGAACTGTAGCTTTGTTAAGAACTGTAGCTTTGGTAAGAACTGTAGCTTTGGTGAGTACTGTAGCTTTGGTGAGAACTGTAGCTTTGGTGAGTACTGTAGCTTTGGTGAGTACTGTAGCTTTGGTGAGTACTGTAGCTTTGGTGAGTACTGTAGCTTTGGTAAGAGCTGTAGCTTTGGTAAGTACTGTAGCTTTGGTGAGAACTGTAGCTTTGGTGAGAACTGTAGCTTTGGTAAGAACTGTAGCTTTGGTAAGTACTGTAGCTTTGGTAAGTACTGTAGCTTTGGTGAGAACTGTAGCTTTGGTGAGAACTGTAGCTTTGGTGAGAACTGTAGCTTTGAGTGTCTAGGAAAAGGCTCACAAATATTACAAATTACAGCAGGTTCTAGTATGAGAACTTCTATTGCCTATAACCTTGATACAGGTATATTTATTAGAAGTGGTTGTTTCATGGGCACCTTAGAAGAGTTTAAAGCCAAGGTAATTAAAACACATTGTGATAACAACCATGCTAAGGCTTATTTACTTTGGTGTCAGATAATAGAAATATACTTTAAGGAGTAGCAAGATGAGACTAAGTAGACTTAAGTGTATTAAATACACATTGGCAAGATTATGGTTTGTTTATACAACAAGAATAGCAATTAAATTTGAAAGAAAAATACTCAGGGAGACAAGATGAGAACAACAGTTGAAGGCACAGAGCTTTGGGGATTAGATGAAGTTGCAGACTCTAAATTGAGTGATAACGACACATTTAGAATTACTGTAGGTATGGCTAGACAGCTTAAGAAACGCTTTGATAAACTTAAGGTAAATAATCAGAACCTTAAGTTAGCTAATGAGGTCTTGCTCTCACAAGTTAAAGAAGATAATAGGTTCATAGCTTACGCATGAAAAAGATATACTACGAGGTACGACGGTTTGAAGGCAAGATAGTTGAGTTTGCTAAATACCTTGTTGAACAAGGTATTTATGCCACTGAGACATCAGCTAAAGATGCTTTAAGGCATAATACTAGAGCTATACCAGAGGTAGATGCTGCTTATGCTGAGTGGAAGCCAGGAAGGTTAAGGACCAAAGATATGAGTAAGCATATAGCTAAAGTAGCAGAAGTATTCCAAGAAATTAAAACACGAACTGTTAAAGCAGAGTGTGAGAGTATAGTTGAGGTGTTAGAGGAAGCCCTTAAAGAGCTTACACTAGCTATAAAGAAGCAAGACTTAGGTAGACTACCTGAAGTCAAATCAATGCTTGAGGAGGCCTTATATGGGAGTAAAATTAACAGCTAGGGATTTTAGATTATTAGGAAGTTATAAGACTAAAAATGGTATTATAGTAGTAACAGTTTGGTACAGATATGGCCTACTTGGTATACTTTATGAAACCATAGAGGTATATCTATTCCCATCTGGCACATGGTATTACAACACTGGTAATAAGATAAAACACTTACCTTTTAAATCTTATCTAAATGATATGAAGGAGTTTATATGCTAAGATGGACTGAGAGTTATGGTGAAGATATAGATGGCAATAGAGGTATAAAAAGAACTTGTTATGAGATTGAAGAGTCAGATGTAGAAGCCATCAAGGAGCAGGTAGCTGAATACTTATCTAGTCTTAATGAAGATGAAGACAGAGATACAGAGTTGGACATAGTCCTGATAGACCCCATAAGCGAAGTAGATGTATACTTCACAATTAAAATAAAGGATTATTTATGAGAACTAAACAAGAGATAGAGAAAGAAATGGCTGAGATTGCTCCATACTTACCAACAAGCGAAAGTGCACAACAAAGATACAAAGAGTTATTGCTAGAAGAGCACGATGTTGTAAAAGATGTTATAGTGTATAGACTTTCATGTCAGTACAGAGATAGTAGTACATCTACATTTAACTCAAAGTTATACACATTTAGTGCTTATGAACCACATATACCAGGTGAACTAGTTGTAGTAAAAGATAGATATGGTTACTCACTAGTTAAAGTAGTATTATGTGAAATGAGTACTGTTCTTAAGAGCTATAGTTGTGTAGTAGACATTAATGAAGTTAATGAAAATGCTAAACTTGCTTATAAAAGAGAGCAAATGCAAAACAAGATTAGAGAGGCATTAATAATTGACATTGAAAAGAATGCATTTGAGAGATTAGCAGCATCACATCCAGAGTTAAAAGAAACACTTGACGAGTTTAAACAATTAGGTGGCTCATATACTGAGCTTATGCCTTCTATTAAAAACTTAATAGGAGATATCAAATGAGTTGGTTAAACAAATGGTTCACAGTAAAAGATGATGAAAAAGTAAATAGGCTTGAGGTAGAGTTAGCACAACTAAAAGAAGAGGTTAGTCAAGCCTTTATGGACAATGAGTTAGCACATAAAGCAATGCGTAGTAAGCTTAATGAGTCAGCTGGATGTAAAATGTCAGACCTACACCCTAAAGCTCCAAATGTCAATGACCCTTATCCATATTCACCATATATGTATAATGATTGTAATACAAGAGAGTTTTATGATGCTTTATCTAGTGTGCGACTAACTCCAGAAGAGTTTAATACACAAACAAGTGAGAGAGTAGGACACGAACATAAAGTTACAATGCTAGACCATGATAGTTCAATGGGAGAATGAGATGACAATAGATGAAATGCTTAAAGTAATGCAGTACTACAAAGATGGGGGTGAGATTGAGTTTAAATGTAAAGAAGATGGAGAATGGATAAAAGATAGAAATCCAATTTGGAATTTTAATGACTTCTCCTACCGTATAAAAGAGAGTCCAAAGACCAAGATAGTGTATGAATGGATGATGCCTCACCCGCATGACTATGAAGATTACTATTTCTTTGCTGGAACAGAGGAAACATTAAAACTAAGGGAAGATTGGGAAAAGGCTATTAAAACAGGTAGACAATGGGAAGTAAATGATGTGTCTTAGCTTATTACTCACAGCCCAGATGCTGTTTGCAGATGCTTCAGCACACCATGAAGCAGGTAGGTACATATCAGAAGAGATGGAGGTTCAAAGAGCCTCTTGGTATATGAGAAAATATAGGCTTTGTATAAAGGAGATTAAGTAATGTATAGAACTTTTATCATAGTAGCGGGCCTTGTAATAGTATTTATAAGTCTAACTACTTGGAGTCATTTAGACTTAACCAAAAAAGTTAAGATACTAAAAGAGCAAAACAATGCTTTTATAGAGCAGTTAGGTACTGAACGACAAATAAATGAAGACCTATATCAAGAAAACAAAGCATTGGCAAATGAGGTAGTGCTTAGACAAGACATTACATCACTTATAGTTGATGCAGCTAGAAGCTACAATATAGAGCCAATGTTATTAGCTAAACTGATTAAGTCTGAGTCAAACTTTAGACCTAATGTTAAACACTCATTACCTAATATTGTAGGGCCTGTTGGAATTAATACTAAAGCGTGGAAAGATACAAAGCACAACCCACATAGTTATGTAGGTAACATATACACAGGTGCTGAAATACTTAGTTTCTACCTAGAAGACTCAGATAGTCTTACTATGGCATTAACCAGATATAAAGGACTATCCCCACTTGGCTTGAGGCAAGCTAAAGAAATTGTAAAGGATATTAAATGATTAAGAAGTACAAAATAGTCCTGGCAGATAGCCTAGGCCTACTGACTACTAGGGTAACTAGGTCTTTAGATGAAGGGTGGACTCCTCAAGGTGGAGTAGTCTTTGCAAACCAAAACTATTTACAAGCTATGGTAAGGAGTTAAGATGAATACACACATTATGTTAGATATAGAAACACTTGGTACTGGCAGTTATTCATTAGTATTAAGTATTGGTGCAGTAGAGTTTAGCTTATCAGGTGAAACATTTAGACAGTTTTCAATTAATCTACCTATACTTGAGCAGATTATCAATCCTACTGTAGAAGTAGATATGGAAACTATTAAGTGGTGAAAGTCTCAATCAGAAGAGGCTAAGAAAGCTCTATTAAGTAAAAAGACTAGCAAAACAGTATTAGCAGGTCTGATGGAATTTTATGACTTTATTAAGTGTTTTGAAAACCCAGTAATTTGGGGGTAATGGCTGTACATTTGATAATGTTATCATGCGTAATTTATTTAAAAGCTTTAATCTTCAGTTTCCAACAGCATACTATACAGATATGGATGTAAGAACTATAATTCAGTTAACTGGACATGAAAGGGTTAAAGAGTTGACAGGTAAGTTTACCGGCACTAAACATGATGCAATAGCTGACTGTTTATACCAAGTAAAGTTAGTGTCTAATAGCTATTCATTATTAAAAGGAGAGTTAAAATGATTGTAGAACTATTTGAAAAACATGATGCTTTGTACATTAAAGGTATTGATGGTGTGGACTGGCATGTATGCTCAAAGGGTATTGGAGATAATTTTGTAGAGTTTACAGATAATAGAGTACACGGTACTGTTATACCAAATGCACTAGAGCCACAAGAGATTGTTGAGCTTAGCAAGTCAGGTATTAGAGCAGATGAACTTATTAGACTAAGACAAGCAGGAGTGTTATAATGAGCGTAGTATATACAACAACTGCTAAAGAGTTTAATACATTGCTTAATGATGCTAACAACTATACATTGTCACAAAGTATAATATCTGAACTTCAGGACAACAATCGTATGCTTAAACAACAGTTAGCATCTATTGGTAGGCATGTGTATGAGACAGATGGTAGATATGGGGTTTGGAGTACAGCTAGTGATAGGGCAGACTCAAATGACTCCTTAAAATATGCAAAGTCATTAAGTGAAAGCATCTTGTAAAATATGCTCAAAGATCTATACAAAGGTTAATAAGTCTGTATGTTGTTCTGATAAGTGTAGGCTTGAGAATAAACGACAAAGCCGTAGAAGGTCTTGGTGTAGACATAAACCAGATAGATATACTGAGTGGGTACGATTAAAACTATGGAGGATTAAGCAGAAATGGATAAACAAATTATCACAATAAAGTTAGACTTGAAACTATTTGAAAAGTTAAACGAGTTAAAGGTGGGTGATACACTTACAACAGAATGGCTATTCACCAATCAATATGGTGAGGCAATAACCGTTCAATTTATAAAGGAGTAAAAATGAAGATAAAAAGGTTACACGAAAAGGCATTACTTCCTCGTTATTCAACAGAAGGTGCATCAGCATTTGACTTGTTTTGTTATGAAGATGTACAGTGGAAAGAGTCTACTACGCAAGTGAGAAAGTTTACAGATACTCCAGATGAGTATGAAGTGGTAAAATGCCATACTGCTCTTGTACATACTGGGTGGTCTATGGAGATACCTCACGAGTGTGGGCTATTTATCCTTAGTAGAAGTGGTCATGGTTTTAATCATACTACTACATTAGTAAATAGTGTTGGGCTTTTAGACTATGATTATCGAGGTGAGGCAATGGTTAAGCTTGTATGCTTTGATAACACTCCTCCAGTTATAGAGGCTGGTAAAGCAGTTGCACAGTGTGTGTTAATGAGTACACCTAAATGTTACTTTATGGTTAGTGATGAACTAAGCGAAACACAAAGGAATGAAAATGGCTTCGGAAGTACAGACAAAAATAGTAATTGAAAAATGGCTATGTTCACACGAAGAGGATAGAAACAGGTATATTGTAATAGAAGCAACACGAGAGTATATGGATAGATTTCACATACCTTCGTATCGTATACAATTACTTAAGTCTTATGAGGTAATACTCAATGGATGATGATGTAATTAAAAACTATGAGCAACCGATAAAGTTTATCATAGGTTTTGCGGGGTCTGGTAAATCTACCAGGCTCTCTTCCGATGCAGATGATACTACATTAGTATTAGTTCCAACACATAAGGCAGCTGATGTGTTAATTAATAAAGGTGTGAAGAATGTCTTTACTATACATTCAGTATTAAAACTTGTGCCTACATTAAATCAGAATTTTAGACGTGGTCAGCGTATGCAAAGACTACAGAAAATGGGCAGTGTAGACTTAAGTGATATAGACAATATTTTCATAGACGAGTACTCTATGATTAGTTACGAAATACTAGATATGCTCTTAAATATATTACCAGAGCATACAAAAGTAACAATCTTTGGAGATAGTTACCAGTTGCCTCCAATAGATGGGGCTCCAATAGAAGCAGACTTCTTTACGGATGATATAGAAAATCTTACTACACAGTATAGGGCAGATGCTCCAGAAGTGATAGAGACATTTATGCGTTTTAAAGGCTACTTAGATGGTACAGGTGAAAAGAACCTAAAGCTTAACCCAGCTATTAAAGCAGGTACACTTGATGGGTTTAATCCAAAGACAGATAGGATATTGGCATTTACAAACGAGAAAGTTTTGGAGTTAAATCGATTAGTAAGTAACAATCAAGAGATACAATCTGGAGATGCAATACTTGTGAACGGTATAGATGGTTTCTATGTATCAGATGAAGACTGTGGGGCTCTAACAATCTTCCCAAAGTGTATATCTAAGGGTAAGCTTATGGACGAGGAGAGTTTAAATCTTACCTCAGTATCTACATTAATAGATATAGAAAAATATAATACAAACCTCACTGGTTACGATATAGGAAAGATTAGAATAAATGATAAAGATTATATAATCTATTTTGACAAAGACCACTACGCCTCTACCAGTAAGCTTAAGCGTGAGGTGGAAGAGTTACAAGCATTAGTAATTAATACACATAGTCTTGGAGATGATGTACATATCCCTACTTGGTGTAAAAATAACAAAGATGCAAAGTATGTAAGGGAAAGAGGTATTGCATGGAATAAATACATATCGCATACTAATTTAGTGTTTGATATGCGTAGGCCATATGCAACAACTGTACACAAGGCTCAAGGTAGTGAGTTTCATACTGTATACATTGCACATAGTGATATTAAAAAGAGCATTAAAAACAACTATTATGACACATATGCAAGACTTATGTATGTAGCCCTTAGTAGGGCGATTAAAAAAGTGATAATAATTTAATTTAATATTCCTTTAAGATTATTATGATATAATATATTTAAGAAAGAGATTATATCTCTAACTTGGTTACAGGGCTTCCAATTTAATAGCTACTTATGGTTTTCATACCTTTACCTATAAAGGCAAGAAAGGGTCTACAATGACTAAGACTAAACTAAATGAAAGTGTTCTTGCGTTATGTGTTCAACACAAAGCAAGCGATGCATTGACTTCTGCTCTTGACGAGCTTACAAAACCTAAAGCTGGTGGTGGTTCTGATGTATCAGATTATACAGTATATGGTGAAGATGGTGAGATTGAGTACATCTATTGTACTTATCACAAAACCTGGGAACCGTTTTCACATAATGGTGCTGAGTTGTTTGCACTTAATGACAAATCTAAAAATGGTTACATGCGTCAATGTCTTGTTGCTGATGTACAAGGTAGAGATGCTGCTAAAGCATTTAACGCTTCTAAAGCGGCGATTATGACTGATGTACTTGATGAAGTTATTACAGCTTCTGAAGGTAAAGAGCAAATTGCTAAATTACAGGCAGATAGAGACCTTAGACCAGTTCGTGCAGATGGACTTGGTGAAGTAGAGCGTCCATAATCATATTGCCTAGTCCTAATAAGACTAGGCAATGTCCCTGATAAGGTTCACACAAACACATAACAACACATTGAAAAGGTAAAACACATGGCAAAAGCTAAACTCGCATATAAAACCCCTCTACTCCCACTAATCTGGGTAAATGTTCGTGGCACTGGTAAACTTAAGAAAGACAAAGAAGATAACCAAGAGGCCGAAAACTACAACTACACTGCAACAGTTACATTCCCTAATGAAGCAGAAATGCTCAAGCAAAAAGAGATTTTTGACAAGTTCTGGAAAGATAACAAACCTCAAGGTGTAGGTAAGCAAAAATATGAAATGTTTAAACCAGTAATGGTTCCAACTCTTAAAGATGGTAAAGAACAACGAGATGCAGATGATGAAATTGTTAAGCATCATAATGGAGAATACACTCTTGCTGCCAAAACTGGAACTAAATGGCCAGATGGTAAAGTTAATGTAGTAAAATTACTCGGTTCTACTGGTAAAGAATTACAGGTTGGACATCCATTAGAAAAAGGATGTGGTAATGGTACATTAGGTATTCTACATGGTACATTAGGTATCAATGGGTTTAGTGGAAATGAAGGACTACAGTTTTTCTTAAATGGTGTGCAAATCAAAGACTCATCATTTATAGAGTATGTAGGTGGTTCTGAAGTTCAGGCAGACACGATTGATGATGATGTAGTAGATACTACAGTAAGTGATGCACCAGAAATCTAAATTTTTATATGTGCCTAGGTAATCTAGGCACATAAAATAATAGTCAGAGTTGACTCAAACACTAAAGGAATAAAATGAAATATGTTATTGTAAATAGTCCCTCTCAATTGCCAATATTTGATAAGTCACTTCCTATATTTTGCGATATAGAGACAGATGATTTATATGGCCCTCTAAGAATGCTTCAAGTATACCAACCATCTACACATCCAGATGTATATATTATAGATATTGCCCCTATTGGGTATAATAAAGATACATGGGATGTAGAGTTAATTAAGGTAGAAGACTTTATTATGGCCCACACAACTGTTTGGTATAATAGTTCTTACGATTTAGGAACACTTAATATTTCACCTAGTTTAGGTGTTAAGCATCCTGATGAAGTAACTGATGATACTGTATATACAGAGAAAGTATATGACCTTTTCTATGCAGTAAAATCTGCATACCCCCAATTTATGGAATTTGGACTTAAAAAGATAGTAAACAACTTACCCTACACACAAGCACTATACAAAGGTATAGAGGTTAAAGAAGCTGTGAAGGGTTTTGTACGTGGTTCATATATCTCTAGACAAGCATATGAATATGCAGCAAAAGATGTATATGCATTATCTCTTATTTGGGAAGATAAACATGTACAATATGTAATACAAGAGAATATGTCTTACAAAGTGGATATGATGTCTCAAGCCTATGCACTTATCTATCAACAAAATGGGCTTATCCTACATAGGGAGAAGTGGGCAGAAGCATTAACTCAATCTAAAAAAGAATTAGTATTTTGGAGTGAGAAAATACCTTCACACCTTAATGTAAATTCATATGTGCAAGTTCGTAAATACCTAGACATAGAAGAGAGTGATGCAGAAGCATTAATCTCATATGCATTATCGGACAAACCACTTGCATCTCAAGCAGAAGCCATTATCAAAGTTAAGAAATATATGAAGGAAGTATCGTATCTTACCTCTGTAAATTTTGATAAGATGATAACAAAGTTTAATGTTGCAGGTGCTGTTAGTGGTAGATTTACCTCTAGTGGTGGTGCATTAGAGAATGGTTTTAATGCTCAACAAATTCCACGACAATTTCAATACCTATTTAATGATGACACAGAAGATACAACTACTATAGGATTAGACTATGGTACACTAGAGCTTCGTATTGCATGTGCATTATTTAATGGTACACATATGTATAAACAGCTTAAAAATGGTGAAGATTTACACGAAGCAATGGCTATCTTTACAAGTGGTAAAACAAAGCATCCAGATGGATTAGTACCAGACACTGTTCGTAATGAAGCAGGTATGGATGTTGAAAACCCAGCTAAGCAACTATACATTTCTAAAAACGATAGACAGTTTGCAAAAGGTATTAACTTTGGATATGTATTTGGTATGAGTGCTAATAAGTATACTACATATGCATTTACTATCTTTGGCATTAAGGTAACACCAGAAGAGTCAACAAAATTAAGAAATGCATACTTTACACTGTATCCAGAGTTTGCACAACGCCATAAGTTTATATGGGATAACTATAAGAAGCCTGGTTTTTATGTAGAAACTGCTTTAGGTAGAAAGATTAAACCTAAATTAGGTACAGATGGTATTAATATTCCTGTACAGGGTACTGGTGCTGAGTGTACTAAATTAGCAGTTCATTATATGGTTAAAGAAAAGCCAACAATCTTAAAGTATATCTACAATGTAGTACACGATGCTACCTACACAAGAGTACCAAAGGGTGCAAAAGAATATTGGGAAGATATACAACATAGAAACATGGTAAAGGGTTGGACAGAGATTAGTAAAAGTAAAGCATTTTACTTTAAAGATATACCAATGCCAGTAGACTAAGGAGGCATTATGAGATTAGATACAATAGATATGGAAAGAATTTATGCACATCAACCAATGTATGTGAGGTTCTTTAATATTTTCAAAGAAAACATAACTACACAACAATGGAATAGCTTTATTGCACTTCCTATGTTTGTAAAACAGATTTTTGTTAGTGGGTCTAGTGAGGTTATTAAACATGCAAAACTACAATATCCAGTTGTTATACACGAGACACCAACTGCTTATATGGGTAAGAGAAATGACCTAATAGTTGAGTTAGATATTACTACAAAATGTAATTTATCTTGTCCTAATTGTGTAAGGTTCTCAAACTTTCACTCTACATGGAAAGCCCTGGATATGGTAGCAATTTATGACTTTGTTGCAAAAAATAAGAAGTATGGTAAAAACCTAACAGTTAAAATTATTGGTGGAGAGCCTACAATACACCCAAATATAACTGAGATTTTAACATTACTTAATGAAGACTTCCACCTTATGATTGCTACTAATGGCATTAATAAGTGGGTACCACCTTTTGATATGGTAGTGGAGAACTCAGCTAAAGAAAGAGGTGTATTACCTGAGTTTCACCCTACATGTGATGCTCCATTAGATGATATTAAGTATAGGTATGAAGACTTTTCATTTGGGTGTGATACTGCATATACATGTATGAATGTATGTACCTCTGAGGGTTACTATCCTTGTACAGTAGCTGGGTCTATTGATAGAATGTTAAGACTATCTGGAGGTCCAAGAGAGGGTCTGCAACCTTTGGCAACTACATCGCTAATGGAGTGTATTACATTAGATAACAAAGTAAAGGTATTTAGTAATATATGTAAATACTGTGGGTTCTACAAGAAGATGGGTTACCATGAAGCAACAAATACAGAAATGGTAAGAGTAACAGAGCAAGTGTATTCCACTAGTTGGGGATTTATGAGAGGTAAAAACTAATGACAGATGTAACTATAGGTATAGATGGTGCTATACTACCTGCAAAGACAGATATGATTGCATTAGTAGATGCAGATACATTAGCATTTGCTGCTGCAAGTTCCACTGAATATTTTACAGAGTTATTACCACGTGAAATGTACACAGATAGTGAGTGGGTAGAAATACTTGCAGACCCTGGCTTTTTCGAGGATAGTGATGGTATGAAAGGTGTGTATGGCACAAACATAGAAGAAGCTGTAACTAGATTTATGGATAAACTAAACTTTATACTTGACCATACTGGATGTAAAGACTTTTCACTACATTTTACAGTTGGTAGGGAAAGCTTTAGATATCACAGTGTTAATACAGAGTATAAGGCAAATAGACTTGTTGACTCTCAAGGAGCTGCAACAAGAGCACCATTTGGGTTATATCAACTTAAACAAGAGATATGCCGTCAATACCCTTTGAAGACTAAGATGTGGACTGCTTGTGAGGCTGATGATGCTGTGTGGATGCTAGGTAATAGGTATAGAAGTAAATATCTTGTATGTGCTGTTGATAAAGATATTTTAAATGCAATGGAAGTACCTGCATTTAACTACTACTCAAGGGCTGCCTATGTACATCCAAAGAGTGGCAATAGTATAGAAGAGATTAAGATGCAGTTTGTAGAAGCTGAAAATCCATCTATTTGGTGGTACATCCAATGTCTTACTGGTGACCCAGGAGATGGTATTATAGGTGTTAAAGGAATTGGGCCAAAGAAAGCATGGGATATACTTAGGTCTTGTAAGACTGACAAAGAGAGATGGGATGCTATTGTAGCAACCTACGAGAGACATAACAGAGATATGATAGATGCATTACTAAACATGAGGATGGTTAGACTAGACCAGTATGACCCTGAAACAAATGTATTAACATTATGGAACCCAAAGGATTTAAAATGAATATTTCAGTAGTTAGTTTAACAGACCATCGCATAGATGTAAAATTTGCTGACTATATCTCTACTGCATTAGGTTGCAGTAGAGATATTACATCAGATACAGAGTTCTTAATTGTTACTAATGGTATGTATAACAATGCAAATATAGCAGTAATAACTGCTATGCAACAGTTGCCATCACTATACCTAATAGATGACCATACATGCTGGGTACCAGACTTAAAACTTTTCCCTTTATGTAAGATTGCAAGTCAGTTTGTACAACACCCATTAGATAAGACTACTCCAATGGAATATTTTAGAGTTAGTGAGTTGGCATTGTTTGATGATAAGTTTGACTCACTTCAGCCAGTTGGTAGAAGTTATGTACATGGTGATAAATGTATTTATTGGGGTGGATACAAACCAGAAAGACTTGCATATTATATGGAGTTATTGCCTGCATATACAGCTGTTATAGGTAAAAAATACCCAGATGGCCTAACTAAAAACTGGCAGATATTACCATTTACAAAAGACCTTAATGAGTTAAACACTCTTATTTCGCAAGGAGACTATACACATGTGTTTGGAGATGAATTTCACAATGGTGTAAACCTTCCATACCGTATTTATGAAGCTTTAATGAATGGTGTTAGACCTATTATCCATAGTGATTTAATAGGTTTACAAATTTTAAATATTGATTGGATTGAGCAATACCTAATTGGTGGTAAGCTTAGTGAGTATTTGATATATTTATCAATAGAGCGTAAAGACGTAATTCAAAGATTAATGAATTTGGTACAAATGACATGGAATAGGTATGCTTCTGTTCAAGACTTACCTCTTGGTAAATGTACTACAATAGACCCAGTTCAAGAAGTGTTAGACCAGAGAGGAACTGTTTATGGGTCTTATGCAGCTGGTGTAGAGTGTAGAGCAACTATTATGGAAGCACTAGATAAACTACATTATGAATGTAATGGTTGTGGTATGCCAGAGCCATTAAGAGTTGCATATAGTGACCTAGTGTTAAAGTTAATGAGGTCTGTATCCTCTCCTACACATTTAGATAGTTGGTTAGACCTTGCAGGGTATTCAAAACTAATAAATGAGTTAGTAATGGAGGATAACAATGTATTTAAAAGTTGAAGACATTCGTAAAGAGTTTAAACGGTTATATACCTCTGGCATATTTAATGCTAGGGGTATGCTAGATATACAAGGTAGTTCATTTATAGCTGACGAGCAGAGTATATTTGGAGAACCTAACCAAGAATATATAGAAAAAGAGTTAGCTTGGTATTTATTACAAAGTCGCAATGTGTATGATATGCCTAATCCTCCAAAAATATGGAGAGATATTGCAACAGCAGATGGATATGTTAATAGTAACTATGGCTATCTTGTATTTGGAAAAGATAACAACAATCAGTTTCAAAAGGTTGTTAGAACACTTAGACGTCGTATAGACTCTAAACAGGCCACTATGATTTATACACGTCCTAGTATGCATCAAGACTCTTTTGCAGATGGTAGGAAAGACTTTGTTTGTACTAACACGGTTAACTATAACCAAGACCTGTTAGACCCTAAAAAGTTAAACTGTATAGTAAATATGCGTAGTAATGATGCAGTTTATGGTTATAAGAATGACCTACCTTGGCAACAATATGTATTGCAAAGGGTATGTGATGAAGTGGATATGATACCAGGTATCATTTACTGGCAAACTTCCTCACTTCATATTTATCCTAGACATTTCCACCTATTGTAGATATCCTGGTAAGTTTCTAGGAAGTTTTAATATCTTAAAGATATATCTATCTTAAAATAAGATTAAAACTTCCCAGGAACTTACCAGTACTTTAAATTAAATTTAAGATTATTATGATATAATAAAGAAAAGGAGATATAATGCAAACAATTAATGAGGTGATTGTAAAGATACTATCGGAAGAAGACAATACACCAAAAACAGTAGCGGAAGTACTTGGTGTAACAGAAGCACTTGTTAGTACATGGAAAAATAAAGACAATGACTTTTGCCCACGATTAAGATTGGCAGCTAAGATATATAAACAGTATGGTGAGGTAGTATTTCCATACTCAGAAGAAGCATTGAAGTTTACTAATGATACCCTATAAATACCAAGTAATTGGTGCAGAGTCTGCCTTAATAATATTAAGGACATATAACATTGTATATCTTGCATATGAGGAAAGGTGTGGTAAAACCTTAGCATCTATACTAATATGTGAAATGAGTAAACTACTCAATATATTAGTTGTAACAAAGAAGAAAGCTATACCTGGGTGGGAAGATACACTAAAGAAGTTTAAGCATACAAAACATTACACAGTTACTAATTATCATCAGGTACAAAAATTTAATGCTAAGTTATTCGATGCTATTATTATAGATGAAGCACATAGTTACATATCAGGGTATCCAAAGCCTGGAACAATCTGGAAAGAGATGAAAAAGATATGTGTAGGTAAACCATTAATATATCTTAGTGCAACACCTTATGCACAGGGCCCACAACTATTGTTTCATCAGTTTAAACTTAGTAATTGGAGTCCATTCCCACATAAAAACTTTTATGATTTTTTTAGAGAGTTTGGCATACCTAATATGGTAAGAACCTCCTATGGATTGCAAGAAACTTATAGTAAGGTTAATGATTTAGTGTTAGAGAAATGTTCCCATCTGTTCTTAACACATACTAGGGAAGAGTTGGAATTTGAGCATGAACCAGAAGACATTATACATTTCTTTGAGTTGTCAGATACAACTAAAAAACTGTATAACGATTGCCTAAATAATGAGATGTTACGATTTAAAAGAGATGGAAAACTAGTTGAGTCTCCATTAGATAGTAATATTAAGTTAAGAACTACATTACATATGTTAGAAGGTGGAGTTGCAAAAGTAGGTGATAAGTACTATGTACTATCTATGCAAGAGAAGATAGACTGCATAGTTAAAGAGTTTGGTGACTCTTCTAATACTGTAATAATGTATCAATACATTGCAGAAGGGGATAAGCTTAGGGCTTTCTTTCAAAATGTTACATTACTACAGGGTACTAGTTTTGCAGAAGGTATAGACTTGAGTATGTTTGATAACTTAATTATCTACTCTCAAGACTTCTCAACTGCTAGACATAGTCAAAGAAGGGCTAGACAGGCAAACAAGAATAGAAGTACTCCTATCAAGGTGCATTTCTATCTAGTTAAAGATGCAATCAGTGAACAGGTCTATAAGACTGTAAGTATTAATAAAACAAATTTCATAGATAAATTATTTAAAAGGGCAACATTGTGAATGCTAAAATTAATAAGTCACTTGACTACAACAAATTAATCGAGCAACATAGCAAAGGTAAACTACTTGGAACACAGTTAAAGTTTCCATTATATGCAAGTATTAAATATGATGGTAATTATGTAGTAGTCCATGTTAAAGATGGTCAACCTATATTTGAAACAAGTGGAGGACTCTTCTACAGACATACTAATGGAGTAGATAAGATATTTAAGGTTGTGCAAGATGGGTGCTATATAGCAGAAAGAATTGCAAATGATGGTAAGTTAGGAGATAGAAAATACTGCACTCTTGTAGGACCAAAGACTGCACAACTCTCATATGGTCACTCTTACAAGGTTTTCGACTATATATCAAATGAAGATTATTTACTGGGAAGGTCTAGTAAAGACTTTAAAGATAGAATGAAGATTATATCAGATAATATAGATATACCCCATAGGACTGAACCAGTATTGATTAATTCTATTAATCAATTAAGAGAATATTTTGATTTGATTATCTCACAAGGGTATGAAGGGCTTATGTTAATGCAATCTACATACAGATGGAGAGATACAAAGTCAAGAACAACCGATATTATAAAATACAAAAATAGACCTACAGTGGATTTAATTTGCATAGGTACTACAGAAGGCGAAGGAAAGTATGCGGGTATGATTGGTGCTTTAATACTAAAAGACCATAAAGGAAGAGTTGTAAATGTAGGTAGTGGGTTAGATGACTATGAGAGAAGTATGCATAGTAGTGCCTTTATAGGTAAAGTAGTAGAAATACAATACGAGCAAATACTAGACACCTATATACAACCAGCATTTATACGAATTCGTACTGATAAGACAAAAGGAGGTATTGATTAATGAATGAGCAAGGATATCAAACTAGGGTTATAAAATACCTAGAGAGTAAAGGTGCCTATGTAGTTAAGACGATAAATACCAGTAAAAAGGGTGTACCTGATTTATTAGTATGTTATAAAGGTAAATTCATTGGGATAGAAATGAAGACACCTAGCACTAGAGGTAATCTAAGTGATTTGCAATGGTATAATCTAACTGCAATTAGTAAAGCAGGTGGCTATGGTATAGTTGGTGTATTACTTGAAGATGTAAGTAGAATATTAAAGGAGATAGATAATGGCAACAATTAGTGTAGTTAAACATGTATGCGATAGATGTGGTAACAGTTTGGAGAAAGAAACAGATGTAGGTACTTGGTATCCAAGAGACTTTAATCACATCAGCTTAGGCCAGACTGGAGCAAGCTTAGACTTGTGTGAGAATTGCAATCATCAGTTGGTTACATTTTTAGAAGCAGAAGGTGCTACTAATATGAAGCTAGCATGTGTAAATGAGAAACAAGTTTTATAGGGTAGTTGGCTAGACTACCCTAAACAAGGAGAATGAGTATTGTATGCCTCTCCAGGCAGGTACTACTTAATTAAACCTTTAAGTTCTTCTGGGTTTAATCCTCCAGGTAGTTTAGTCTCACCTTTCTCAACTAGGTTTTGTAGGTGTTTAACATTACCTTCTGCAGTAGCTATATCTTCAGGAGAGAATATTCTAGCAGCCTTCTCAGGGTTTCTCTCTGCATACTGTAGCATACTAAATGAGGTTCTAAACCGTTCATCAGCACTTAACTTAGCATCAGGTAATGCAAAGCTACCTCTCATATCTCCAATAGTATCAAAAGCTACCATCTGGGAGTCTGTAACTCTAGAACCTGTACCTGTTACACCTACATGATATACATCATCTCCTACACTAGTCATATTAATACCTGGGTTCTCATGGTTGACAGTTTTAATAGTACCTATATTTCTAGCTTCTCTAATAGGTGTACGAAGTAGTAATTCCATATCATCTACAAACTTAGTAGGTACAAATTTACTATTCTTAAGTGCATCAACAAAGTCTAACTCTGTACCACTCTTCTTTAAAGCCCTAAAGATAGCATTCTGTACAACTACTGCATTATGTCTTTCACCCCATAAAGCTCCCATATTAAGGGTTTTATTAATAAGATAACTTGTAGTTCCTAAGAAACCACCTGTATCCAAGTTTATACTTTTTTCAGTAGATGAACTTAATAGTTTATGGTCGCTACCAAACTTCTTTGTAAACTCTTTTGCAATAGATAAGGCATTGTTTACCTCATGGGAGTTAAGACCTTCATCTACAATACTTTTACTAAGTTTACCCCAGTTAACAGCTCTATCTCCACTCGTTGATTTATTAACTAAGTCTAATAGTTCAGCATTATTCATAGTGTCTGCATACTCTCTATTCATCATAGTATATGCTCTCTTGTCTGTTTCATCTAATGCTTTAGTTAAAAAACCATCTAGGTTTTGTTTAATCTCATTAAGTTTAACTTTTTCTTTACCCCTAGATGCTTTATCTATTAAGTAGTTAAGGTCTCTATTAAACTCCATAGCATCACTAACTTTTAAACCTTGTCCATCTGCTATAACAGCTTTCATCTGAGCTACTAATGAGTTGGCTTTACTTGGGGTAGCTCCATAAAATCTTTCAAGAAAGTCAAGGTTATCTGCTATACCACTAGCGTCATGTGTAACTGGGTTCTTAAGCTCTATTTTAGTTGCTATATCTCTATATTTTGTACGCTGTAAATTTACATCTACTGGTCCTATAGTTTCAACCATTAGTTTAAATCGAGCTTGTAAATCCTCATATAGTTTAAGAGCTGTATCATCACTACTTGCTGCAGCTCGCTTGATACTACCTATTGTTTTATCACCACCCATATAGGCAATCGCTAATGCTTGCTGGTCTTTATCAGCTGGTAAACCTTCAACAAGAAGTTTTGCTTCTTCAGTAGATATGCCCATTTTTTCCATTAAATACTTAGATGCTCTGCCAGTAGGGTCAGTTAACACCTCAGCAATCTTGGCAGGTATATATGCACCAGCTAAACCAAGTGCTGCACTACCGGCAGCTGATACATTAGAATGTCCTTCACCTATTGATGTAGCTCCCATTGATAATGCTTCTGTTGCACCTATAACTATTGGTTTAAACTTAAGTACAAGAGTTCCAGGTAGTAAAGATGCTGCCATACTACCGACTGATGCTTGGTCTTCTACACCAAGCTTTTTAATTTCTGCATTACGTTCTTTGTTAGATGTAGTAAAGTAATCTGTACCAAAAGGCCTATCTACCAATAGTTCACCTAATCCCATAGGTAAACTAGCTACACCCATGCCAAAACCTTTTATCCTATTTTCAAATCCAGCATCTTGTTTTACTTTTCCAGGTACAGTATCTACAGGAGTAGATGCATTCATATATGGGTCATTGTACATCTCAACTGCATCAGGCTTAGTAATAGGTTCTACTTGTGGTGTAGCTACTGTAGGAGTAGGCTCAACTATATCAAATGCTTGTGTTGGGTCAAAGACTGGAGTAGTTGAGGTAGATTGACTACCTACTACTTCAAATGGTTGACTTGGGTCAAATACTGGAGTAGCCATCTATTGCTCCTTAGGAACATATGCAGTTCCATTCCATGTAAATGTAACTCCATTCTGAGTTACATCAGGCTTAGCTTGTGTAACTACTTCTGGCTTAGATTGTATAGGCTTAGGCTGACTAACTGCTACTTTAGGTTTAACATAAGTAGTAAGGGCCTTAGCATCATAGGGACTGTAATCTTTCAATGACTCTGCTTTACCTTTGTTAGACTCAACTAAACTCTCTTTAAATGCACTAATGGCTGCAAGAATTGTTGGGCCATCTGCACCAGCTCCACCAGTGATAATATCATTATAGGTTCTTCGTTCTTGGTCAGTCATTGCAAGACCTGTTGTTGCCTTGATAAACTCTGTAACAATGATACCTAATTTAGTATCACTTTTAACTAATTCTAATGTCTTAGCTTCTTGCTCAGGAGTTAATTCACCACCAGTAAACTTCTTACTCATCCATTGAACTGGGTCAGCAATAAAACCTTTATCTAATGTACCAGTTTTTAACTTCTCACCAAACTCATTCTCAAAACTTTGAACCTTATCCACTACTACCTTAGTGTTACGCAACTCTTTAGTGACATCTTTTACAGTAGCCATTATGTTAGGATTACTCTTGTAGTTGTTATGAGTATTGTCTTGAATTTGTTTTAACTCTTCAAGTTGAACCTTATTTAAACTCTCAAATGGAACTTCAGCTAACTTAGCATTTTTCTCTCGTGCTGCTATGTTCTGGTTTTCATCTAATGTTTGTGCTGCTTGACCTTTACCACCAGTAATACTAGAGTAGATAATCTCAGCACGCTGATAAGCTTTCTTAGCCTCTTCATGAGCTGGTGTACCTGGGGTAGCTGACTTCATTTTGTTTTCTGCATTAGTTAATGCTCTTTCAGCCTCTCTCATTTGAGTTAAACTATCCATTCTAGGGTTAGCATCTCCAGTACCCTCTTTCTTTGTATTGTATGCTTTATCTATTTCTTGAATAGTAGCATTAGGATGTGCCATCTTATAGTCAATAACAAATTTACCATACACACCTTGGGTATAGGCAGTAGGCTTCTCTGTATGTATCTTATCACGAATACCAGCTATAATTTCATCATTAACCTTTTGACTACTAGGGTATCTATCAAAGTGACCTGTTAATGCAGCTATGTCTTCTATACCAGCTACTACACCATCACTATTAATAACTAGTTGACCTTTGTCAATCATACCCTTTGCAAAAGCTGCAGTATCTTTCATAGCATTAGCCCTAGCTTGTTGCATTTCATTAGGGTCAAGTTTATTAGGTGCCCTATATTTACCATCTTCATCTACAATATAAGGCTCAGGTGAATAACCTTTGCCTTCCATATATTTTACTGCTTTATCCATGTCTCTTTCTGACACAGGAGCAATAGTCTTACCTTTCATAACTGGAGATGTATTAATCTTCTCTGCTGCAACAGCTAACTCATCTGGATTAGTAGCCTTAAACATATCTTTAAGGCTTACATCTACTACATCTCGTTGATATGAAGACTCTAATCTTTTGTTAGCATCTTCAACACGTTTAAGCTGAGCTAAAGTCATATTGTTTTGGTCTATCTTCTGACCTGACAAAACTTGGTTAGTTTCAAACTCTGTTTTTTGCATTTTTAATTGCTCTTGTTTTGCTTGTCTATCAAGGCCTTGTTCATAGCCTTGAACAAATCCTGCTGGATTAAAATACATTAATTACCTCCTTGTGGAATTTGTAGAGTTTGTGACCTAGGTCCTCCACCATTTGAGCCACCTAAAGCTCCACCTAAAACCTTCTCCCTATTGCCACCCATAGCCTGGGTTGGGTCCATTCTACCTTGACTAACTAATTGTCCTGTTTCAAGAAGTACCTGAGCAATGTCTTGAGAGTTCTTAGTACCCATCTCACTAACTTGCAACCCTGCAATCTTGTAGTAACCAGCTGGATTTGTTTGTAGCACAGATTGACCTGTTGGACCATTAAGGAATGTCTCAAACAATAATTGGTTTTGCTCAGCTGCATTATTGTATGGAACAGCTACTACTTTAATATCCACATCAGCAAACTGTATATCTGTATCAGGGTCATTAAGTGGAGTCATAAGAATGTTACCCTTTTCATCTGTCATAGGCTTACCTGTATCTGGGTCTATCTCTTCATCAAATACAAACTCTTCAGCCATAGAACCGTCTGGGTTTCTTTTACCATTAGGCATTGTGATTGGCTTATTTATTTGGATATATCTATCTCCATTAGCTTTATCACTAACCCTTAAAATTTGGTCTGCTGTATAGTATTGCTGAACAAAGTTAACTACATCAGTACCTACCATTTCATATAAGAACTTTACCTTTTTAAGTATAGGACTTAACTGTGACTTACTGGCATTTTGCTGTAGATTAACTTTACGACCACTTTCACTAGCAAATGTAGTTCCTAAGAATGAGTCATTAACACCTAATACTTTTTGTACACGAGTTAAAGAAGCATCAATAATTTGATACTGAGCTAGAACATCTCTACTAAGGTCTTCAATTTTAACACCTTGTAAATCAGATACAACTACTACATTATTAACTCTATTGAATTGTTCTGTAAACTCGTCTACACTATCTACAGCATCTTTTTCAACAAATGCTTTCTTAGTATTAATAAGCAACTGAATTTGTATCAAGGCCTGATTAATAGCTTTCTGTGTTTCAACTACTTCTCTAAATGGACCATAATGTTCTGCAACATCACTATTACTCATAATAACATCTCTAAATGGAGATTGAACCTTTTTAAATGGTACAAGTTTCTTCTCTAGTATAATATCATCGTGCCAAGTTAGAGCCCATGTTTTGTCTCCATCTCTAATGATACTAGTTACTACTAGGTAATTTTCCCACTCATTAAACTTTCCACTAAGTCTAATCTTGTACCTACGTTCAAACTCTGTTTGTATATCTTCAGTACCATGTGTACTATAGGATGTTGCTCTTGCTAGGTTCTTCTCACCCCATCTTGCTTTAAACTCTTCAGCATCTACCCACTTCCACCTATGGCTAAATCTAGCATCAGAACCATCCTTTTTAAAGGACATAGGGTCTAGTCGTCTTTGCCAAGATGGTACATGCTCTATTTTAAGCTGTTTTAGCTTTCTACCAAACCGGTCTTTTTCACCAGTGTCTACTACATCATAATATATACTCATTTTACCAGTTAGTAATCCATCAAGTATTACATCACTTGATAGGTCTTCAAATCTAGTTTCATCTAATACATAATGTACAACATCATTAAGAAGTAATGCAGCTGTTGGATTTGATGTATAGCGAGGATTTATTTGAATTGTATTAAGTACAGACTCAAAATAACCCATAATAGCATTTGAGAAAGCTTTAATAATATTAAAGGTCTCAACTGGTTGTCCACGCTTTGTTAGTACATCAATCTCAGATTGTGTATATTGCCTATTGTGGTACATATCCACAATCTCTTGTGCTTCCAAGTCAGAGGACTCATACACATCTCTAGAGATGGCGAAAGAGTCTTGAGCATTAATTATTGTAGGTTTCATCATTACCAACTAAACAAAGAGTTATTTTGGGTACTACTAGGTACTGGACTAGTTTGACCAGTATATAGATTACCTAACTGTGTTTTACTACCAAATGGATTAGACCAATCAACTTTAGTAGCTGCATAACCTGCTAACTGTGCTGCACCAGTAGCCGTTTGACCCCATGCTTGTGATTGTTGATTATATAGATTTGCCATAGTATTGCCTTGACTACCTATATTAGCTGCTTGTTGCCCATAAGCATTACTAATTAGACCTTGTTGTTGAACTGCTTGACCCCTCATAGATGCTTGCTCATTAAGACCCATAGTTAACCAAGATGCTTGCTCAGCTGCATATTGCTGATCAGCATTAGTTGTGTTCTTAGCATTGGCTTCTGCTCTAGCAGCCTCTAAAGCTGTCTTAGCATTAACCATCTGCCCACTATTAAACATACCATTTTGACTAAATGTAGCATCTAAGCTAGACTGAGCTTTTTTAAACTCATTCTCAATGGCATCCTTTCCTCTCATTTCATACATCTGTGGGCTTGTATTTGAGTAGTAATTACTTAGATTTTCTCTAATTGGACCAAAGATTTCCTCGAGGTCAGCAATACTTTGCATCTGGTCCTCATAAGCTTTCATGTCAAAACCTAGTCTTTCTCTATCAACTGCTGCTTGCTCAGAGGCAGATGCTCTAGCTGCATCAGTTGCAGCTTCTGAGGCACTTGCTGACTTGTTTGCACTATAAATAGTTGCTCCAACAGTTGCTGCAGCTGCAATCCCTGCTACGCTAACACTCATACTATCTCCTTTATCTTAATTAGGTTATCGTTATAGCATACAAGGAACTCCTCACCTTCTAGGATGTTCTGTGTAGCAAAAACTTTTGTGATACTCTCCTCAAACTCAAACCTAAGGTTAGGTTTATCTGAGTGATTTACATATCTTCCAAACTGTGTCCGTATGCCATCTTCACTTGCTAAACCTAAAAACTCTCCTTCACTAATTGTATAACCAGCAAATAATCCAAGCCCATGAATTGGGCTTTCTGCTACTCTATGTTTAGTAGTAACTGGGTTATATGTAGTTGTGTCAAAGGATATTAAGTTAGCTTCATCTAAACTAATTTGATGCTTCTGCATAACAAAAGCATAGTCAAGTCTAGCTTTTTCCTCTCTTTTAAATGTGAACAAATTTTCAATCTCTTCTACATTTTTACTATTAGTTGGAAAGACATTGCTTACTACGCAATCTGTGTATGCAAAGCCTATCTTCTGACTACCTGCTAATGCTTCAAAGGTACATGGAGCCTCAAAAAGTCTTGAGTCTCCATTTATACCTATCTGCATTTTACCTTGTAATAACATTATAATGTGATTTGTTTTGTGAGTAGCTCCAAGTATTATACTACCAGCAGGTGCATGCATTTCTCTCACACAAATACCATCTGAGAAATAGTGCACCACTTTAGGCTCAAATAATGTACCTTTACTCAGCAACCTAGCCAACGGTTTTGAAATGTCCATGTACTCTCCTATTATTCCTCATTATATCATAATGTTTCTTAAACTAATCTTAAACAAGGATTATTACAAGACTGCTTCAATTGCTAGAAACCTGTTCTCAGTTTCTATCTTATAGGCAGGCCATTCAACTGTGTAGAACTCCTTCCACACAGTCTCTAGGTCTGTCACTCTAGTCTCTAAATTAGATAGTCTATCTTCACCTTCATCCGTAATCTGTCTAATAGAGGTTTGAACATCTCTATTAAATCTATCTTGTAATATTTTAACACTGGCATCACTTGGTGCCATAGGTATTATATTATGCATTTTCTCTTCCTCTCACAGAGTACTCAATATTATGCAATGCTCCAACTCCCCCAATCTTAAATTGAATTGAGTAACCTTTGTTTCTTTCATTAGGAATGCCAATAGTATTTACACCATCCTTAAGTTTAATATTGAATAGAACAATATTAGTATCTATAATAACGCTTATGGAAGCATTACCACTAATGCATATTCTTATTTTATCATACTCTTTAAGATTACTAATTGCACTCTCAGTTATTAATCCAGTAGTAATACTATAGTATCTATCACCACCTACTTGAAATGGAATTATATTTAAGTTACTAGCGGCATCTACACCATGCAATCTACCATTAAATAATCCAAGCCCAAGCATGTTAGATGTCATCTCCGTAAATACACCACTAAGTAAGTCTAGTCTTAAAATATAACTATTTTAAACCTGTAAAAAGTATGTATTACCTACAACAGCAGAACTAATTATTTCTGAGTCTGTAACTGACTTATATGCAGAATTATCTACACTAAGTGTATTAAGAAGTCCTAGTTTTGCATAACTAACTAAATCGACTGAGCCTCCATTACTCATACAAATGCCTTCAACACTAGCGAAAATACAATTACCTTGCCAGTTCTGAATGCTTCTAAAATCAACACAGCCTTGAGAGCTACTAAGTAACCTATGTGTGAAAGGTTCACTTTCTGTCCCCAGTAATGCAAATGTTTCTGTAAGACTAAATATAATCAAACCATTACTACTTGTACCTATGCCCGTTATAGGTGAGTCCATGTTAAGCCAACTATTTCCTAACCAAGTTAAAGGTTTACCTACTTCAGACCATCTTACTGTTAAATATTGGGTATAATCATTCTTTACAGTAGTTGTCTCTGATAAGTCTTTTGTTGCAGCAAATAATCTACCTGTATAAGATGTTAAGAATAATATATCGTCTGGAACAGTCGTTAGTGTTGCCACTGGTATTATACCGCCTAGCTCTGAGATTTGTTTAGTGTCCACAAAAGTAGTTGGAAGACTAGATATAGGGAAACTTTTCACAAGTAAAAATGATGTTTGACCTCCATAAATACTTGTATTCATTCTATACACGTTAACTGCAGTTATTGTTGGGTCTAAATTAACAGGCAAAGGTATTGTAACCTCTATTGAACCATTGTTTGTATTAATGGGTGTAGAATAGTCCCCAGCTGCTGTCTCTTGCCCAAATGTATCTAGATATGTTAATGTATACTGAAAACTTCCATTTATACCTCTATCTAGTATTTTAGTGAAGTCCATAGACACTGAAGAACTTCTTAAACCACTTGTACTAGATACATAGAAAAACTCTTGATATAGACTCCCCAAGTATGTTGTAGGTTCAGTTTTACGATATATTATTGGCATTGATGTATCTGCTTTTGCAGCTACTATATCTTCTAATGCAATTACAGATTGGTAATAATAACTAAAACTAATTCTATACATAAAGTATCTAACTGTTGTAAATCCATAGTTTTGATAAAAGTCAAAAGTAAACACATACTTTCCATTTACTAACTCTTTACCAACATAATCAACTGAAGCAAAGAGGTAGTTATTATTTAAACCTCTAAATAAATATGTTGCTCCCACATTTGGACCAACTCCAGTAGAAAAGTTAAATTCGTCAATAAAATGTGGTTCCTCTATATCTGACCATTCATAAGACCCTTTATGGTTTAAACTTCCATAAGCTATAGTCCATAACCTACCATTACCATTACCGTCTGCCCTAAACAATGTTCCATACCATGCATCTCCTGCTGGTACCGCCGGAACTCTAGGTGATATGTAGGTAAATTTTGCATCTATTATCTCTGGATAGTTTACATTTGTACCGCCAATTTCAACAAAATCTAGTATTGGGTTACCATCTGTAAGCCTATAGTAGTTTGAACTATACTTTCTATAAAGTTCTAGAGTACTATAACTTTTATCTATGCTAGAAGGTAAAATACTAAATTGTTTTCCAGCCTCTGTACACTCAAATGTAATCTCACATACTCTTTCCGTATCTACCCCCCTATCTAACACTGCTATATAGTTATATGTAGCTATTTCCGATGTACCTCTAAGACCAGTATTTGTAAAAACCATGGTTGCTGAAAGATTCTCAACACTTACTGTAGAACTAACTGGGTCAAGTCCAAATGTATTCCACTCTAGGTTTCCTTTTACATCTTTAGTACCTGCTGTATATTGAGGTTTCTCTCCATTACAACGAAATAAATAATTTAGTGACTTAGCATACTTAAGGTACTCTCCGGACCCAGATACAATGTCATCTTTATACTCTATAAATACTGGGTTTACTCCACTTTTATAAAGTATAGGCCGGGCCAGTGATACCACTGACCCGGAAGAAATTTCTCCATCTACTACAGATGTTAATTCATTTAAGTCTAACTTCCTTGCATCTTTATGCCTATTTATCCCTCCAGTAAAGAGGTTAATCTCTGCCATTTAAATCTCCTATACTCTTGGAGTGGGATAATTATACCGCCAATCAATATAAACTTCACCATTTGCACCAGTCTCAATCTGACCTGTAGCCTCGGTGTGAATAATCATACTATACAAGAATTTAATCTCTGGACTAGGTAAACCATCAAGTTTTAATAAAGTTAATTCAGACTCTAGTTGGGCTCTAGCAGCATCTCTACTTGCATAAAGTTTCTGCCCAACAATTTTTACATATGGAAATTCTACATCTCCTCCATATGCAATATGCATAATAATATACCCAGTTCCAATGGGAGCCAAACTCCAAGTTCCTCCAGTATCCAAGTTATATCGTGTAGTTCCAGCTACTTGATAACCAAGTTTGGTGTTCTGTACGATACTAGATGTCCACTGCCCGCCTAATCCTTCTCTATACCAGAATGGAGTACTTGCAAAAGATGCTACTAAACAGGAAATGTCTTCATCATAGAACAAACCTGCATCTATAGTAGAGTAGTCAGTTGCATTATCCACTAATCCATTAATACTAGAGCCACTAATCCATCTAGTGCCAAAGGCATTATGTAGATAATCATGTGTTGTCCCATCCATGTCATTACCATGTCTTTCATCTCTAAACACAATCTTCTTACTATCGTTTGTATTACATGTAACAGCTGCTACTAGGGCATACTTTTTATACAAACCATCAATAGGAGGAGTTCCCCAAGATAGTACACCAAGAGTACTAAAGTAGAAAACTGTAACACCAGCTGTAGGTACTGGAACAGATACAGCTTGTGCACTAGTATAAATGTACTTTATTCCTCCTACCCAAATATGAAACTCTCCACTGGCTCCAGGCCTAATTACTAGTGTTCTATCTGCAAGAGGAGTTACACCATCCCCAAATAATGTCTGTCCAGTCAGACGACTCCATACACTAGTCTCACTTATTCTATCTATTGTTTGAGTAACTGCACTAACGCAGCATTCTATGATACCCATATATTGAGGATATCGTCTATCAAACCCATTAGGTTCATAAGTAGCGCTTAATCTAGTGTTAATAGACTCTATACCAGCTGTGTTTACTGCAATCTGCCCCAGGGCAGATGTTAGAAGGTCCTCAGTCCAAACTGTGTGTTGATTAGTTAACCTATTATATGTACGAGTATATCTATCCGATGTAGACGTGTTTGTATACTCATGCAATTCTTGGTTAACTAGATATATACTAATCTTCAATAAGCCTAAACCTGAGTCAGGAGTTAGTGTGTTTACCTCATACAATCCAGGAACATGCAAGGTATCTACTTGGATACCTTTCTTATCTACAATAGTAAGCTGAGTTTCAATAACCTCAATCTTATCGACGTCTGGCTGTAGTACTTCAAATTTATCATCAATCCTTTCAAATGCAGAGTCAAACTTATCTGATACTGTATCACCATCTTGGCCATTTACTATTCTTGTCCATCCACTTGTTGCCATTATACTACCTCCATATATGTTTTGCCATTAGTTGTTGTATAAAACTTCTGTGGCTGATTAACTTCTACTTTAGCCTCGGTATGAAGCCAGATATCGCCACCGAAGTTCTCAAGTATTACCTTTTTAACACTAGGTAATTTATCTTTATTTCTGAGCAAAATCTCAAATGCTTTTTTTACATCCATGCGAGGAATACTATCCCCACATAACCCTTTCGTGTGCCCACTTGTTGGTGAACCTCCAACTATTTTGTTTAGTCTTGGATTACGATACCCACTACTCATATTGAGTGGTACACCTAGAACAGCTCTTATCTCTTCGTGAGCACATGCTGTATATTTGAGTTGTTTCTGATATGCCATAGCATCTACTCTATTTTGAGGAACTAACTCAGGATGTCTTTTGCTATCCGTTAACTCATAAAAACTAAAATGCTCTGTTATTTTAAAATCTTCCATTACCTAATAATCCTTTCCATTAATATTACAAATCCTAAAAGTACACATGTAAATACAAGTGCAGTTAGCCCAGTAAACACTGGACTATTGATAAATAACTGCTCGTTAAACATAGTAACTCCTTAACAACAATGACTATAAACTAGGATAAATACTGCTATTGTAAGTAATATACCTAGAAATAGTTTTTCATTCTCTAACCTTCTCTTAGGACATTTAGACTTTTCAAAACCATGCCAACATCTTTCAACTTTCATCTAGTTTCTTTCCTGTTAATTTTTCTATAATCATAGTGGCAAATCTACTCTCCACTATGCCTAAGATTGTAAAGGCACTTACTCCACTAAATGCTATAATTGCATCTCTGTAGTAAACCTCTAGTGGAATTAATGAACCTATAACATATCCTACAAATGCACCTAATATAGTATTAATTACCAAGGCTTTATTTGACCATCTATGCTCTTCATTTACTTTACTCATACGAGTATAGTCATATAAATAGGCTACTACTCCACCACTACCTGCTAAAAGGATTTCTTTACCTGCTTTAGCAATATTAACAATTAAATCTATTGTGTCATTTCTTACCATCACAAGTCCTTCTATTTGCTTTTTCTACTAGTATATTTTCGTGAACTGCAAATAAAAGATTTATAATAATACTTAAAAAGCCTATCCCATATAAAATAGCTCTAAAGTGTGAGTACCTAGCCCAGAGTTCATCTTCTTGAACTCCTTGCGCTAGTAATACTTGGTTAGGTTTTAATATGCCCCCACGTTGAAGGCCATCAAATCCTATACGCTCACTTGGTAAAACCATCCACTCTAAGTATTCTCGTGCATTATCAAATTGCCACCAATTAAGATGTTCTATGTTAGAGTCATAGCCAGTGTACATAACTGCCATAACCTCTTCACATCTATCTGGGTCTTTATGTAGTTTACATTCACTTTCTTTAGTCATGTATTTGCCCCCCTCAACAAAACAATCTAATGAAGGGTCAAACACAAACTCTAAGGTTCTAAGGTTAAATGCAAACATATCACCAGTTGTTGTAACTCTCATTTCTCTTGCACAAGTCTTTAATGCCTTTTCTATATCAGCATTAGTTATCTTTGTATTATACACTGGACTGTCTGCACTTTTTAACAGTAAATCATTCACACAAGTCTTTGCTTGATTTAGATTAAACTTAGCTGTAATGCGTGCTGAATGTTGTAAGTAATGCTTCCAACTAACATCAATGGCTATTGTGCAAAGCATTATTAGAATAATTACAGCAACTCTTGTACTTGAATAGTTCATATTACCACCTACAATAAAAATAAAATTTGTCTAACTTATGAATGGAGCACACTACTTTTTTCCTTCTTTGATGTTTTCCACTTCATCCGTAACTTCATAAACAACATATTTTGCATCTTGGTAGATAACCTTCGCATCTACATACGCTTGTTTGATGTCACTGTACACTACACTACAGCCACTAAATAAAAGTGACAATAGAAACAAAATTACGATAGAGGTCAACTTCTTCACGTTTATGTCCTTTCCAAACAGTCCATCCTGCGCTTCGTACAGCCCAGTACATTACATATCGTCTGATATAACCTACCTTGTCTGCTTTCATTGCATCTAAAAAGAGTTGGTCACATATAGCTCTATCAAACACCTCACCAGCATATAAAGCATCGTGTAGACACCCAGCTCTTTGGTATCCTCCAGTCATAGGACTTCCTATTACTGACCATAGAGGCTTCGGTATAGAAGCCCCATCAAAGTCAAACTTAGGGTGAACTGTAATCTCCACTATATTATCATTATATATTAGAGGTTCAGTCAAAGCATAAGCTTGGTCGCCTATTACTTTTAGGCATAGTTCCGTCTTAAACATACTTAGGTAGCTCAGCCACAAGCTCTTCTATTGTAGGCATTGTTCTAGTGCCAGCAAGTACATCAGTTTGTACTTTGTTAGCATACGTCCATACAGCTCCAATCCATAAGCTAATTGCCTTACACTCTGTGTAGAATGGGTTCTCAGCTACTAGATATTTAGCGATAGAGTTCTCATTATCATAACCAAGGTCTATACATGTAGAATTAATGGTTGACTGTACTGCCTGCTCAGCTGCTTTTGCTGCGACTTGCATTAACTCCTCTTGTGGTATAGCTACTACTTCATATACCTTAACCACCTTGTTAGCTTGTAGGTCATAGCTTATCCCATTAACACGATGGGTTGAGCTATTATATGTTGGAGCATTATCTTCTAATGGATACCAACCCCTATCTAGGTATGTACTTAAAGATGACTTAACACCTAAACCTGTATTCTTTTGGTCAACACCATACTTCTGTATAGCACCATCTTTAACTAAACAATATTGCATTTATTCTCCTTTATTTTTTATCCTAGTACATCTGAGCCACTTGTAACAGCTCCTACAACGCTGAAGTCGCCACCAGTTCCTAAGTTCTTACCTAGATTTGTACTATCATCAAATGGTAAGTAGATTAATGGATTAGGTATAACTCCTGCGTCTATTTGAGCTTTTAGGTCTTTTGGATAGCCCAAGCCATCGACAAATTTAAGTCTGTTTACTTCTTGTGAGAAGTCTATGTAGTCTGTGGTGAAGTACATACAAGATAAATCTCCCTGCCACCATTGCCTTACTATTGATGTCATTTCCTCAGCACCAATATATATTGCGTTAAGACTATTAAAATTTAAGGAATCGTTGGTTAGTGTCGGTGAGGTATTTGCTTTGACGACACCATTGATACACAATGTAATTGTTGAAGTTTCAAGATTGATAGATAACAAAATAGTTGCCCAATTTGTTATAGCTGGCATTGAATTCACCCATGACTCATTTAATATTATAGTACCTATGGAATTACTGCCTATAATATCAATATTTGGGATAGTATTTGCACCACTAAGCACTCTAAAGTTATTAGGTGTAAGCCCTGTACTTTGTAGTGATATTATCGTATCAGTGTTACTGCCATCCATATATGCACAGCACATAAAAGTTATTGTTTTAGATGCAGATAATCCCACTAAATTGGTAGATTTTAAATATCCACTTGTCCCATCACCACTCATACTCCTAGCCCAAAACTCACTCCCACCTCTAGCACCTACATAAGGAGCTGAATTAGCCGTAAAGTCACCACCAGTTCCATAGTTCTTACCAGCGTTACTTGCATCAAGTGGCATAGCTATCAATGGGGTTATGCCCGTTTCTGCTATGACTTGACGGACTGGTTTAGGTCTGTTTGTGTCAGCATCCCAAAATGGGTCACCTACGCTTAACTCAGTATACTTTGTATCAAAATAAAACTCACTTATTACCTCAGCCGCAAAACCATTAGCAGTTATTGCACAACCAATAAAATGTCTTGGTGTAACAGTATTAAAGTATATTATATCATTAGTATATGTTGTCCATGTTGGAACAATAGCAGTACCATTTATTTTTATTACTCGTTTATTAGTATCTAATAAATCAAATGATATGGCAATTAATGTACTTTTCCCTGTTATAACATACCCACTTGGAGTAGTAACATCTAAAATAATAGTACCTACAGTATTCCAAAAAGTAAATTTTACTGAGCCGTTTGAATTAATAATACATCTTGCAGTATATGTTGTGCTGTTTCCAAAAGCTATTGTGGTACGTTGTACCAAAGTAGCCTTTGGTGTATATACAAAAGATAATGTAACTTGTTTACTATTAGCAATACCAGTCAGTACTGTTGGTTTACTCAAAAAATCCGTAGCCCCATCAAAGTAACTAGCCACACAGTTATCCTGATTAGCTCCTCTACTTGCTGTATCAAGCGTACCGTTCTGTACGAAATTACCTCCAGTACCCTCGTTGATGTGAGCTGTTGAAGCATCTTTCATTGGTAGATATAGGATAGGGTTAAGTGCTTTGAGTGTGGCTGTTGGCTTACCATCAGCACTGTAAAACAGCCTGCGGTTAGCTTCGATGCTTAGGTCACGGTAGGTGTAGTCTAGGTAGAGGTTGGATAGTCTGCCTTTACCGTCAGGAGTAGTATCCTCTGCCCCCACATATATAGCATCTGCTTGGGAAAAATCTATAAGAACATTAGAGTATGTTGTCCAAGTTGCAGATATAGAAATATCATTTACATAAAAATGTCTTTTGTTAGTGTCTGCCAAATCACAAGATGCAATTAAAGAAGTCCATGTGTTTAATGGAAGAATGCCCCCTGACACACTTAATACAACATTGCTATTTAAATCTTCTGCAATTATTTGTGGAACTTCGCCACCAAATACACTAAAGCGTCTTGCGGTTGTTCCCCCATTTCCAATATTAAATATCCGTATAAAAGTAGATGCTCTATACACCCAACAACTAAAAGTAAAAGTCTTACTATCCACATTCCCCACTAAGTCACTGCTTCTACTTAAATAATCCGTTACTCCATCAAACTCAGTACCCTCGGGAGCTACTAATGAACTCCCACTACTCCCTGCCAGGGCAGATAAAGCTAAATTATTCATTATGCTACTACCCCAATGTCTTTGCCTATAACAAATATTCCATATGTGTTTGTGGCATCTTTAATAACTAATACTCTATCTACCCCAGTTTCAGTGTATGGAGGCTCAGCTTTAGTTGCAAAGATTGTGCCTACTGGATAGGTAAATGTATACGCACCAGCATTAACAAAATCCACAATCATAGAAGCTACTTTACCACTTGGGAAGTTACTAAATGCTAATGTAATATCTCCTGTAACAGTAACTTGCTGCATATCCCCCAAGGAGTAATCTAGTGGATGAGTACCTGCACCAATTACTACACTATTGGCTTGAGTATAACTAGAACCTTTAAGAAGTGCACCTGTAACTATTTGTGCTGTAACTGTACCTGTAAAGGTAGGACTAGCTATTGGAGCTTTTAAATCTAAGGCATCTTCAACTGATGGAGATACAGGAATATCAAACCCGTTTAGGCTTAAATTACCCCCAAGCTCAGGAGTTGTGTCCTCAACTATTGCTTGAAGTCCTCCAGATGCACCAGGTGTACCACTTTGTAAAGGCAAGTCTAGATAGTTATTAATACCATTACCAATTCTAAATGTATTGTTTGTTTTATCAAAAACTAACTGCCCATCTGGAATAACTGGGTTGGAAGAAGTCCAATTTGCTTCAGTATCTCTTCTCTGTCTTACTATAGTTGCCATTATATACCTCCGGAGTCTATATCAATATCGGATGGGGAATAGTTTGTGGTAGCTACGCCACCATCAAAGTCTATAATATCATCACCTTTTTCACCTTGAGGACCTTGAATTGGCCCAACATTTGTCCAAGTAAGGCCATTCCATAAAGCACCTTCACCTTTTAAGTAAGGGGCTTCATCCACGGTAACTATCCACAGCTCAGGTACCTCAACAGGCACATACCCCTGGATATAGGTCCAGGTATTAGCTCCTGTTATAGCTACTCCAGCGGCATCTGCACCATTCTCGCCTTGTGGGCCTGGAACACCTTGTAAGCCTCTTGGGCCTTGAGCACCTTGTGGGCCAGTAAGTCCAGTAGCTCCTTGAACACCTGGGTTACCTTCAGGACCTACTATGCCTTGAATACCTTGTGGGCCTTGAGGACCTACTGGGCCTTGTGGTCCTGGAATACCTACCCTAGACTCTAAATCATCTAGTTTTTCTGTAACAGTTTGAGTAGGATTGTAAGGTATTACACCTGCATGAATGCCTTGTAGTTCGTAAGTTTTACCCTTTCTAACCTGGGTAACTTTATCTAAACTAAATACTAAGTCCTCTGCAGCTCCAGCAACTTTTTGTATTTCTATGCTATTTGCCATTGTTAGGCTCCTTGAAGGTTAAACAACTCGTCTAGAGCTGCCTTAACACTTACAACTGTACCATCCAACTTTCTATATGGGATTGACTCTGCATTAATTTTAGAGATGGTTACAAATTCACCATCTCTAATTTGTTGCGTAGTATCAAAACCAAATAAAAGGTCTTCAGTACCTATTCTATCTTTTACAAAGATGAACTCGTCTGTATACTCAGTCATTTTGGGTTATTCCCCCTCTATATTTAGTTATGTATTTTTTAGAAGCTAAACCATAGTCTAGGTTAGCTACAACCTTGCCTTCATCTAAGTCTCTTGTATACCTAGTAAGGAAAGCTATTGCTCTTGCGTTGTTGTTAGCATCATTATCGTCTTGTAAAGCTGAACCTACTATCCAATAAACCATTGCCTTTTCCCAACTAGCAGATAGAGGGAATGCAGTACCTAATGTATCAATATATGGAGGTAAAGATTTATACAAAATACGCAAATATTCATTAGGGTTTAGAACAGATGTAACAGTCCCATATCTACCTACTATTCTAAATGGTTTGTTCACTGTACCTACTGCACCTGCTTGTTCAACAGCTTTTGCAGTGGAGATTTGAACTCCAGTTAAAACTCCAAATACATCTCCACCAGTTTTAAGTGGTATAGAGTCTTGCTCTCTTGGGAATATAGCTGTTAACATCCCAAATGGAGTAGTAGGATTAGCTGCATAAATATCTATTGAAATAGTTAAATCTTCAGTTACACCAAATACTGTTTCTACTGGATTTGAAACAATTCCAAGAAGAGGATTGATAGGCACCTCTACTACATTACCACTCTCAATACCCCATAAGGTTGTAGATGACCAGATACCTAGGCCAGTCCAGGTATTATCTGCCCAAATACTAGTGGTAAGTACATCTGTCCCTGTTATATCCGTAGGACCAGCTACAAATCTTTTATCTCTAGCTACAATATCAGGCTGATTAACTACTTCAATAACTCCAACATTTAGTTGGTGTTTTGTAACATATAATTTATCTGATACATCATATCTACTAAGTAAATCTACTGCTTTGTTATTGTACCAAACTGAATTAATTGCCACTAAATCTCTTGGTAATGGATATCTTGTTTGGTATTTAACTAGCTCGAAGAAATGGTCTCCACGATATACATTAGCAAAAGTATTTATGTCTTTTAAACCATCATTTATAATGTCTAACATTCTTGCATCTGACCAACGCTGAGCTTCTACATCACCTAGTATTCTTCTAGCTTTTAAAACTAAATCCGAAATTAGCATGTGAAGTCTCCTAGAAAGTAAAGGGGCCTAATAAGACCCCTTATGTTATTTAACGCCGATGTAACTCATTGTAGCTCTGTCATAATCTACATACTCAATTACAAACTTAGCTGTTCCAGTTGTTACTGTTCCAGTTAATGCAATTGTAGCTACTACATCAGTAGGAGTAGTAATCAACAATGGTAAACCACCTGTTGATGCAGTTAAACCAACTGTTTTACAAGTTGTAGCTGTAAGAACTGCTGTTGCACCGATACTTACTGCGATTGTAGCAGTAGTAGAGTCAAATGCATTGTCAATTACCAAGTATGCTCTACTAATTACTGACCCAGCAGGAATAGTAATTAGTGTATAGGTACCAGCAGCAGCTAAAACAGCTGCTGTACCAGTACGTAAATCCTCCGGAGTGATAACTGCAGGAACTACTACAGTAACTGCATTAACTTCTCGTCTTCTATTGTTTTGAAATAAACCTCTTAAATCAGTTGCCATTAATCACTCCTTATAGTGTTGATACATAAGTATCAAAATAAGCTAGGCCGAAAGTCATATTGCTAACCTTAGCTTTTTTGTAGTCTGCAACTTCAGGAGTAAGGATAGTTGCTTGAGCATTACCCCACCATTCCATCATACTCTCAGAGTCAATACCAAAGTCATCACTTGACTGGAATTTGTAATCTGGGTCCATGCCAATTGCTTCACTAAATGCACCAGCACCAATAATAAGACCTCTATCAATAACCTTAGTACCTACTGTAACTTCCGCATCATACGCAGCAGTACCTTCAAATTTCTCTACTCCAGCAGCTGTAACCTTAATTCGTCTAAGTCCTGACATCTCAACAATGGACTTACCGAGTTCGTTGTTACCTACTTCATCTTCTTCACCAAAATATGACGGAGCTTCCATATAAACTGTACTACCTACTTTGCCGATAATACCAGTTAATGCCATATTGTCACGGCCTCTAATATCTGCTTGTGAAACGATTGTTTGGAATTTTGTATCTAACTTAATATCCGCTGCTTGCTTCGCTGTTAATACAACTAAGAAAGTAGGAGATGGGTTTGCACCATTGTTAGCACCTGAACCTTGATAAGGTGTCATTGGGCGTCTATCACCACCAATAGTCCAACCTTTACCAGTTTTCATTGCAGTTTCAAGTTTGATAAATTCGTCATAACCCATAACATCACCACTAACTAGTGATTGTGAGTTAGCTTTTCCACCCGGTAGGTATGCATGAGTTGGTTTAATACCTCTTAAATAACCTTGACCAATGTCAAACCAGAATTGGTCGTTCTGACGAATCCAGTTGTCAGACAATTTTGTACGGGAATCTGTATGCCCATTAATTGATAAGTCACCAATCTCTGTACCATCAAACTTATCGCCATTGTTGATTGGGTATCTTAAACGCTCAGCTGTAATCTTGTCTGAGAACTTAAGTTTAACTCCACCAAAGCCATATGCTTTCTCTTTACCACGTCTAGCAGCACCAGCATAATTACCATCATAATCCATAACAATCGTATGACCTGCATCAGCTGTAGATGTTTGAGATTGTACGATTACTGAACTGAGTGATGTACCTTTTAAAGGTGACCAGAATGATTTTGATTGCTCTTGAATTAAGCCTTCTTTCATCCACTTTTGTCTGACTAGCTTAGATTTAATATCTAGCTTACCAGTTTGACTTTTTGCGATTGGGGGCATGTTCTTTCCTTATAAAATTTGATAGGCAGATTTTTGTCTACCATTTGTAATACTACTTCCAGCTAAATCACTGAGGTTAGTAATATTTAGACTTTCGTCTGTTGGTTTAACTACCTTACCAGTTTTTAGGTATGTAGCCACTTCTTGAAGATAGTCCTCAAAAGGCATACTATTAATTTTATTCTGTAATCTAGGGGGTATATCGTTTGCCATTACATCGTCTGTAAGAACAATACCTGTCTGTGTTTGAAACTGTGCTAGCATCTCAGTACGCTCAGCTAGAGTTAAATCTCTAAGTGCTTTCGTACTTGCTTCAACTAACTGTTCTTCAAGCTGACCATTAAAGTTAGCTTTAGCCTCAGTCTCATACTGTAGCTTCTTTGCAAACCAAGCATCTGGGTCTGTAAACTTAAGGTCTTCTAGTTCCTCAACCTTTTCTGGAGATAGTTGAGCAGAGTTAGATTTTACTTTCGCCTCCAGTAATTCCTTCTTGGCTTTTAAATCAGCAATTTCTTGCCTAGACTTAGTAAATGACGCTTGATGTGTTCTTGATTTCTTGGCTTCTAAAACTAAAGCCTTGAAAAGTGGGTCTACACCTTCATCAAATATTAGTTTGCCTTTATCATCAACCTTGTTGAGTGCCTCGTTAACCTTACTTTCTAGTGTGGGCTCAACAACTGTATCTTGTTGAGTGTCCATTGGATTTTGGTCCATAGTAATACTCCTTTGATTTTTACATATTATATCACAGATTTTCTTAATACTAGATTAAGAATTTGTATGATATAATATGAAAAATTCATACTTCTGGGGCTTAAACTATGAGAATATGTATATCTATTAAAGATAAAGATAAAGTCGCCTTAAAAGCCCTCGAGGATATCATAAAAAAGGTTGAGTTAGAGGGTATAAGTCTATCATTCTACATACGCACACTAATCGTAAAGGACATACATGGCAATACCAAATCAAGTTAAAATACAAGTCGAGGCAGAGTTAGCCCTAGGTAAAAGAGTACTAGATGTAGCTGAACAATATAATGTACCCTATGCAACTGTATCATCTTGGGCACGAAATATGCAAGGAAAGAAAGAAGGTGCTCTTATAGACGAGCTTATTGAGGTAGATATTGCCACACTGCAACTAGCTGCCAACAAGATTAAAGAGACAGCTCCTCCAGTAGTTGTAAAACAGGTTACTAAGCTTGTGGATGGTATTGTAGGCCTACAGCAGTTAGAACCAAAGTTCCTCACTATGGTTGAAAACTTACTAGAGAAAGGTAATACACTACTTAATGCAGAAGAGTTAAACATTAAAGACTGGGTACTAATTGCCAATGCAATGGGTAGCCTATATAGTTGTATATTTAACAAGAGTGGTGTTAACGTTAATGTATTAAACCAAACTAATGTAAGTAATGAACGATTATCCATGTTTAAATCTTCTATGAAGGACTCTTAATGCAACAATGTGCCTGGTACCTAAAAATACCAAAAGAACAGTTTAAAGACTTGTATCCTAATAGTGATATAAAACTCTTTATGACACAACCTACATCAGACAAAGAGTTCCTAGAGCTTTACCTTCCCAACAAGTTGTGGAGACTCAACAATATCTATACGATTGTAAACAAAGACGGTATCCGCATCCCATTTGTTATGAATAATGCACAGCATAAAGTGTATAGTGCATTACTACAGCATCCACGTATCATCATTCTAAAGTCGCGACAACAAGGCATCTCCACATTTTGGCTTATATGCTTCTTCGACGACAGCATCTTCATTGAAGACCTCAACATAGGCCTGTTGGCCCAAGGGTTAGATGAGGCCTCCACACTACTAGAGCGTGTAAAACTGGCTTGGGACACATTCCCAGAGGCAATTCGCGACTTCCTAGCTGTTAGAATAAGCAAAAACAACTCGAAGGAATACTCCTTCAATAACGGGTCTAGCATCTTCATCCGTACCTCCTTTAGAAGTGCCACCCTGCAGAGACTACATGTTAGTGAACTTGGCAAGATTAGCGCCAAAACCCCTGATAAGGCACGAGAGCTCATGTCTGGTACGATGCAGGCCATTAAGGCTGGCAACCCAGTAGTGCTAGAGAGTACTGCTGAGGGCCGTAAGAACATGTTCTACAAGATGTGGTATGAAGCTGTAGACTTCGTTGGAGCTAGAGGCCCCAAGTCGTTCAAGCCAGTGTTCCTATCGTGGACTGATGACCCAGACTGTGTTATGGCAGTACGCCAAACCCCAACGGCTGAAGACCTCACCTACTTTGACCTTGTAGAGCGCGACCTGGGTATTACACTAAGTGACGAGCAGAAGTGGTGGAGCACTGCCCAGAGACGTGAACTACCGGAACTATACGACCAAGAATACCCTTACTCTGCTGAGTCCGCGTTCGCCGCCGTTAGGGATGGCGCCTACTATGCCAACCTATGGAAGAAGAGCGGAAGGGTTGTGGAAGGTCTTTACGACCCAAACCTGGATATATTCGTAGCTATGGACCTGGGCATGAACGATACAATGGTTCTTGTCTTCTGGCAGGAATACTACATAAGTGGTGGAGTGCTAGAGATACGCATTGTAAAGTGCTATCGTAATACTGGTGAAGGGTTACGCCACTACTACAATGTAATACGTGATACAAGGTGGAAGATTGCGTGCGTCTACCTCCCACACGATGCAAAGGTTAAAGAGCTTGGTACTAATAAGAGTCGTCTAGGCATGTTTAGGGAGATGGGCATGCGTAATACTAAGCTAGTGGGGCGTACTACAAGTGTTAATAATGATATAGAGTTTGTGCGAAAGTACATTCCTAATATTATATTAAATGGTGATGAAGACTCTGGCTGTGATTACCTTGCTGATATGTTCCATAATTATTCGAAGCAGTGGGATGATAAGTTTGGAACTTGGAAAGACAAACCTTTGCATGATGAGTGGTCCAATCCAGCTGATGCAGTGCGATACCTTGTTATGGGGCGCTATGCAGGGTCTAGTGGTGCTATACAAGAGAAGCAGGTTGTGAAGAGAAGACCTAGTCGTGGATTGGCTTTGTAACTTCTGAGGTATTAACTTAAATTTAATTTTAAATAACATATAAAATTTAGTAGGAATTTTCGGAGGTATTAATCGGATGGTTAACTTAAATTTAATTTGATTAGCATGTAAAATTTTAGTAGGAATTTTTCGGAGGTGCATTCGTCACTCTCACACCTCCGCTGAACGACCCTACACCCCTAACAATGCGGTACAGTCCATAAAGTATCATATATCTTAATCTATTCTTATATAATATATCTAATCAAATATATTTATGACACTTTAATGAATGTTATGAATGACAATACCGATTTTCATTCATTGATTAATTATAAAATTTAATAAAGATTTAAGAAACTTTATGGTATACGCGCACGCGTTTTCATTTAATATCTATCATCAAAAGAATTTTTCAAATTAAATTTAATTTAAGAAGATTTTAAGATACATTCGTATATAATTTTGGTAAGAAAGAGATAGAAAATCTATCAACTTCTAAAAACACAAGGAGTCTATTATGACTAAAGTAGAACTAAGCAAAGCAGTAGCAGCAGTATTAGGTGAGCACAAAGCTCCTAAGAAATTAATTGAAGATTTAAACTCTTTGATGGCAGACTATGTTAAGAGTGGTAAAGGCGAGAAGGCTCCAGAATTTATCCGTCAGTTTGAATTTGAGGGTGATATCTACAATTGGTGTGTAAGACACGAGAAATATGAGATTGTGTCTAACTTTAACCCTAAAGATATGAACAATTGCCTCCTACACAAACCGAGAATTACAGCATTGACCAAGATTGTGGTAGGTCTACAGAACGAGTTGCAAGAAGCAGCCGAAATGGGTGCTGAAAATGTCAAAGAAATTGCGCTTGAGTTGAAAACTGCCAAAGAAGTTAGAGGTTCACGCTATAATATTGAGCAAGACAAGATAGATTTCCCAGATGTTGCTGGGTATGACTATGAAGCTCTTGTATTCGATACAATCCCTGCATAGTTGACAAAATTGGGCATATCATACAAAATATGCCCTCTTTCTTAAGAATTTAAGAAAACTTTAAGA